GCCTTCAGCTTTTATTGCATGAGCCTCTGAAATATTTATCTCAGACAGCATCTTTTTATACTGATTATTCTTATTGATTTTTTTATTTTTTTCGGAAATATTTTCAAGTTCTACTATTAAAGTCTGTAGTTCTTTCTCATCTTCATCCGTATCAATTTCTATTTTTAGTGTTGGAAGTATGGTAGTATCTTCCAATTTATTATCATTTAACCATTTTTCTATGGTTTTAATTTTTGCATCTACTTCTGTCAGCTTGTTTACTGAATCTCGTGAAGCAGCTTTGAATATCTCAAATAAATTTACATACTTTTCTAAATGCAAAAGATCTATCAGAAACTTTTTTCTGTTTGTGTCTGTTGCTGTTAAAAACTGCAAACTACTATTTGGATGTTGATAGACTAACTGGCTAAATGTTTTGAAGTCTAGCCCTAGAATCTCTTGAATTGTTTTGTAAGTATTTGTGGCAGTATGACTTGATATGTCCTCGCCATCCTTTATGAGATTTATCTTTATGTTAGTCTTTCTGTTTATTATAATTTCATACTCAGAAGAATCTTTTGAAAAAGATAAAGATATACTATAGCCACTATCAGTGTGTCTATTTGGTATGTCTGCCTTCTTGATTCCTTTCGAGTTTTTATTGAAAAGTGCCTCTTCAATAATTAACGGGATAGACGACTTGCCTACCCCGTTAGTTCCTATTATCTGTGTCAGTGTACTATCATTCAGAAGTAACTCGTTATCAGCTCCGTAGCTGAAACAGTTACTCCATTTCAACTGCTTGAGAGTAATCATTGTATGTGCCTAAAATGTCTGAAATGTTCTCTTCTTTTAGCGATAGAATATATCTTAGATATTCTGCCAACTCTTCTTCGATTGTCATTTCTTTTTCTATAATTAACGATGCTTCAGAAGATCGTTTTATAACTTTTTTGTCTAAAAGAGTGGAGTTTTCCACATTTGCTAGTTCTTGTATATCGCCTTCTATCTCATAGATAGTGTGGTCGTATTCAGTTTCTACCATTTCTTCAGGACTTCTCACAGTTCTACGAATTAGTTGTGGAAGCTCAAATCTTTCCCACATCCAATTCCAACTGTTTTCATCAATCAGTAGATACCCCGTTTCGACCCTTGCTCTATGAAAAGAAGTAGTCATTGGACTACCTGGATATACAATATTTCTCTGTGTGTTTGAGTGAGAGTGTAAATCACCAGCAAAGACTACAGGAAACTCGCTAAATCTATCTAAGTCTACCTCTGGCTTTACATGAGGAGGTATTTCACCTCGAACATGAGTAAACAAAGGTTTACTTGTATCAAACTTTTCTATACTTCCTTTCTTATGAAGTTCTCTATATGGCAGTATTCCAAAGCCATAGCCTTCGTCAACATATGATATATCTACCACATGAATTAAAGGGTTTATGTCTCTGGTTACTTGCTTTAGTTGAGAGAAGAAAGTATAATTCTTTTTTGTTGCTTCATGATTACCATCAAAGATTATAGTAGGAATCTTTACTCCCCGAATAAACGAGAAGTAAAGTTCCAATTCTTCCATAGTTGGCACTCTATCAAATAGATCTCCACCGATAATGTGAAGTGAACACTCTTGCTCTATTTCTTGGATCTTTTGAAAGAACAGATTGTATCTATTCTTTGCCCAAGCAACTGGGACATTTTTCTGTCCCAGTTTTATATGCCAATCTGCGGTAAATAATATCATGCAACGTTGAACTCATCTTCAAGAGTTTCATCAATTTCATCACCTGAAGGAGCAGAACGAAGTCGATCTAACAACTCTTTCTGAGCATCAGGAGTTGGACGAGGCATTACATCGTCCATAGACTTTAGATTTACAAGCAGTCCTTTGTCATCATCGCTGATGGGAGCTGCTTTGCACTTCAAAGCCTGTAGTTGGTATTCTACGTTGTAGGGCAGTGGGCCTGTTTTTACTCGCTTAAAGCAAACATCCCAGCCTGTATCTGGATCGGTAGGATCACCCAAATCTTCTGCTGCAGTAAGGATTTGCTCCCACAGCTTCTTCTTTAGGTTTATGACTTTGACTTCTCCATTGTCAATACATTGCATTGCGTAGCTCCAGCCACACTTCAGATCAGGATAAAATTCACGAACCCAATCTTTCTCTTTGTTATTGAAACGCTCTTCGTTTCTGTCAAAAGAAAGACACTCAAGAGGAATGTTCTTGTTGTTTTCTCCAGTAACCCAGTATACATACCGAGCAAGTACATCGCCTACCAGACGAACTCTGTTGTCTCCGTCTCTGTACTGATAAGTAACGATGCTAGACTTTTGGGCTTCACCCTTTGTTTGATTAAATGCTAATGCCATTGTAATTTCTCCTTTGGGACTTCTTCATATAGAAAATAGAGCCTGTTATTCTCTACATAAAGTAGACTACTGTTTTTAATTTCTTCATTTACTAACTCAGATTCTGAGTCAACATATATCATATCTAGCCAAGTTTCTCTGCCTATAGCAAAATCAGACAGAGAACGAATACTGGCTAGAGAAAGATACACACAAAGTTCTCTGTGTGTATACTTGTGAGCGTTAGCTAACAGTACGTCAGGATGTACTAGAAAGCTCTCGCCCGAAAAGTTAATATTAGAATATTTATAGACTGGATCAAACTTATTCTTTGGTAGAGGTTTTTCAGCATGAGTCTTAAATATAAGAAAAGCCTCGGAGGGAGTGCCTTTACTATACTTAAATATCTTTTTCCAATCGTATAACAACATATTATATCAAACTTTATCTTTACTGTCAAGTGTTATTTTTTTACAGCTCTTTTATCTGATAACCCTGCTTCATGTAATAGCCTATTCTGTTGGAAGCTTGCCGACTGGCAGTGTTTCCTTTCAAATGAACATCTACAATTACAGGACTTAACTTATTTTCTTCTTTTCGTATAACTCTGCCTATCAACTGAGTAAGAAGAGGCTCATTATTGATAGGAGTACCTAATACCAAGCAGCTTAGGTTGTTTACTGAGATTCCTTCAGAGAAAATTGCTTGAGTTCCGTATAAAATGGACTTACGACCACTTAAAATCTCATTTATTAGCGTTTCTCTTTCCTCATGCGGAACCTCACCCGTAACACATACTGCTTTTTCGCCACTCAGTTCGGCGCATGACTTCAAAAAGCCCACTCGGTCGCTTACTACCAACACTTTGTGCCCTTTTTGAGCATATGCGGAGGCAATCATGGCAATACTGTGTCGATATTCTTCATTATTTGCGAGAGCAGTTACTCTATTTGCCCACGGTATGCGCGTACCGTCTACAAATCGTATCTCAGACTTCCAAATCTGCACAGAAGGCTGCATAAAGTTTTCTTTAGGTGGCTTATACACATTTGAACTAAAATAATCACGAAATACAACATGCTTTCCGTCTTTTCGTTCAATTGTTCCAGACAATCCTACTTTATAGCGCGCATAGTTTGTGTCTATGACTCTGGAAAAAGTTGGACTGCTTACATGGTGCATCTCGTCCAGTATAACTGTGCCAAACATTTTGTTTATCTTTGTAATGTTTCTATATAAGGTCTGAGTATTGCCTATCACAATTGGAGTATCTGTCTCAAACTTACCACTACCAATGATACCTGGAGTAAATCCATAAACTTTCTCTACTTCCTTTGCCCATTGGTTTCGCAGAGGCACGGTATGTGTTACAACCAGTGTTTTCTGTCCAAGTTTTCCGGCTATAGCCAACCCCGTGAAGGTTTTACCCCAACTTACCCAAGCATTGATGATAGCATTGTCTTGTATATCGTTGTATACCTCTGCTTGGCTGTCTCGTAGATCAAACTTAAACTCAGGAAATTCAACTGGTTCTAAGTATCGTTTGTCTACAATTTCATAGTTCGAAGGTATTAAATCTTGTCTGCCTATGGGAATAGTGATTAGATTTTTTCTAATTATTCCCATATTTTTTATGACGAAGGGCGGTTCTTTTGGGTCGTGCGAAGGTATACGATAAGTAAGCTCCTTATCGATCTCTCTTTGTAAATCTTCATCGCAATCCATATAAATTCGATTGCTTAGAACGGCTTTCATATACCTAAGTCTGTCCTAGCTGTAATGTATTTCTTGACAAAGTCACTTCGTACTATGTCTTTTATTTCAAACTCTATTAGAGTGAACTCTTCGTACATAGCTTTAAGTATGCGAAGAAAATCTTTTAATCCGTTTCTATCTAAATCTGTCTGTCTAAAATCTCCGCAAAATACTACTTTGCAGTTTTCTCCAATTCGAGTTATAATCGAATCTAGCTCGTGAAAAGACATATTTTGACACTCATCAACTATAACAACTGCGTCTCTCAAAGTAACTCCTCGTATAAAAGAGGTAGTCATAAAGTAGAATATACCTTTTGTTTTCAGTATTTCATAAGCGTCTCCACGCTGAAATAACTCTATACAAATGTCTTTATAAGGCTCTTCGTATACAGACGCTTTTTCTTTTTCGTTCCCGGGTAAAAATCCAATATCTCTAGTAGGTACTGCGCTTCTAATTAAGACTATTCTTTCTTTTTCATTCTTTAGAATGTCATCGAATCCTAAATAGCAAGAAATAAAACTCTTGCCTGTACCTGCTACTCCATGTAACACTAAATTATTGTCGGCTTCAAATGCTAATAGCTGATTCTGTGTTAGAGGTTCTATCTCCTGCAGATTCAAATTTGCTGCTGCTATTAACCTATTTTTTCTTGCCATTACACCTTTCTCCAAGTGTCCTTTTTCTTCTCTTCAGAGAAGTCATAGACTACCCAGGGGTACTTATTAAGAAATAGTACACCCGCCCAAGACATTCCAGGTTCTGGAGGTCTTATTACTTTTAATGCGTTTTTTACTCCACGCAATCGTATAATACTTGCTATACCTTTTCTTTCTACTTTTACTATTTTTTCGTACTTTAGTGACACTGTCTTTGTTTTTTCATAGATAAAAGGAATTCCTGCACTATCTATGAAACAGTTTGTTCGTTGTTTGATTATTCCTACAATATCCCACACAAGAGTAGGCAGAGGAAACAAAGCAAACTCAGTCTGAAGCCTTCTTACTCCTAAACTGTCTCCAGCCATGTTTCTATCATCTAAGATTTTTCCTTCCATGAGAAGAAGCCCATCTACTACCTCCCAATCAGAGGAAGGCAGTAAATAGACAGGAAACTGTATAGAAGATAGATTTTTAATTGTTCGAACCATATTGTTTGCTAAACTTACCCATTGAGTAGTCTTCGCCTATCTCAAAGTCACATCCAACTGGAGCGCCAGAAATACTTACACCACGATCTAACTGTACAAAATGCTTCAGTATCTCACAGTAATCTTCAATATCTGATTCAACAACTTCTGCAAGAATTGAGTCGTGTACAAGTGCAAATATTTTTGCTTTGATACCATTTTGTTCTATGTGGTTGTGAGCATCTATTGCACCAAGAAGGTTGATATCAGAAGCAGTAGACTGAACCAAAAAGTTGAGACCAGAACGAATCGTATGGCTTCGGATAGCTTTATCCGTGGAATGGACATTGTGTAATCTCCGTTTACGACCAAAAAAGCTGTAGATAAACCCATTCTGTTCGATGAATCGTTCATTGTAAGTAATCCACTTTTTCAGGCTGTGAAAAGTGTTGAAATAGTCAGTGATGACTTCTTGTGCTTCACCCTTAGTGAATATTGTTCCAGAACTTTTAGTCACTTCGTCACTAATCTTCTTAGCACCCGCACCATACATAATGCCGAAGGTAACAGCTTTAGCAGCCTGACGTTCGGTACTGTATAGATCTGCAACTTCTTCTACAGCACAAGGTAGCTTGAATACAGTCTTAGCAATTGTACTGTGAAAGTTTCCACCAGAACGAAACACATCCATGAGTGCTTCATCCTGTGCAAGTTTAGCTGCAACATAAACCTCAGCAGTAGTCAAGTCCATAGCAACAATCTTGTTACCTTCAGATGCTTTGATGCAGCCTTTGACTATAGGGTTATCCCTAGGAATTTGCTGCATATTAAGCTTACCGCTAGAGCTAAGCCGACCGCTAGTTGTACCATGTAAATTAAATCCAGTCCTGAGGTGAGAGTCTCTATCAAGCTGTGGTATGATCTTGTCCAAGTAAGTATTCTTAATTTTGGACTTTTGACGTATGTCCAAGATAAGTCCAGGTACTTCAGATTCTCTTGCAAGTATGTTGAGTACTTCTGCATCCGTCGAGTCTGCTCCTGTTCCAGTCTTTTTTCCAACCGGGTTAAGACCAAGAAAGTCAAACAGAAGAGAACGGAGTTGCACAGTAGAATTAGGGTTAAAGTCTTTACCATTTATAGCCTCGAATTTTTCTATTGCAGGATTTTCATACAATGTAGAAATTGCTTTGTCTATATCTTGCTGCATGAGTTCTTGTGCAAATGACAGACGCTCTGCATCAAAAGGCACACCATTGTCTTGAATACCTATCAAGAATCGAGTACCTGGAATGAGTAAGTTATCATAAACTGCTTTGAGTTTAGGATTTTGCTTGATCTTCTTGAACTTTTCAAAGATAATAAAAGTAACTAGAGCATCCATTGCTGCATAGACTTTCATTACGTCAAAGGGAATCCATTCCCAGCAGAAGTCATTCTTAAGTACTTTGTTTTCTTTGCGATATTGATCTATCCAATCATACATTGGCTTCTCGTAATCACCATAGTCAGTGTACTTGATAGCAAGTTGCTTGAGTCCGTGTGTGCCCGGATTTTCATCTATCAAATAGTGAAGCAGCATTGTATCCTCGAAGTTTGGAAATTTAACATCGAAGTGATACTCAAAGAATGCAATATCGAACTTGGCATTGTGAAATACTACAGTTTTCTTGACGAACAGCTCTCGCATAAGATCTTCTGTAGTTTCATCAAAGACAGAAGTATCTAGATAGGCGGCAGTGCTGCCATCGTAGCATAGAGAAATACCAAGCATATACCCGTCACGAGGGTATAGAC